ATATCCTTTGGATTACTTATTGTATCTGTCCAAGGGTTTGACATTACTTCAAAAAATTCTTCGTTACCAAGTGTGATTTTAAATGCGGTATGTTTCATATTATGTATTTTTGCGTGTTATCCATTGTGATTCGGGGTGGCCTTCGCTCAATTTGGCTGCCCCTTTTCGATACAAAGATGTGTTGAATCTCAAATACCTGCTATCACAATTTGGTCAATGCATTCTTTTCTTTGTAAATCTTATATTTGTAAGTAAATGAAGATGAACAGTTTTACCCTTATTGCGATTTCTGCCTTTGCGGTAGGAATTCTTTACGCTTTGGGTAAAAGTCCAAAAAAATTCAATCCCCTTGGTAAGAAAGCGATTTTTGTTGGTGACTCACACACAGCAGGTTTTGGATGGGGGTGGCAAGATTCGCTTGCCAAAAAATATGGATTTACAATTCAGAAAAATCTCAGTAAGGGTGGATACCGAACTGACCAATTGCTTCCGATTCTTCAGGACTATCTGAAAACAGCAAAAGGCGCGGATATTTTGTTCATCTACGCAGGAGCAAATGATAATTTCAGTTTGGTCCAAAATCAAAAGGCAACCGAAAATGTACAAAAAATGGTCGATGCAGGGCGTAATGCAGGCATTGACAATATCTATGTAATTTCAGGATACAGGTCAAGCAAGGTCATTTATGATTTGAAGAGGTACGGTGACTACATTGAAAAGAGTGATGCATATAAGGAGGGACTCGCAAAAAATATCAAAAATGCTGTAGTAGTTCCAATTTGGGAAGAAGCGGATTACAAGATGAGCACTGATTCCTTGCATTTAATTCAATCGGCCCAAACAAAATTTGCAAATTACATTGGGGCCCAAATATTCAAAGACACCAAATGAAATTGACCGATACCCATAAAAAAATTATATTGGTTGTAGCCGCCCTTTTTGGGGTGGTTATTGCCGTTAATCTCACAGCGGCCCCATCAATTAAAAAAGCCAAAAGCAAGTGGAGGTTTTCTAAATACCCGCTCCTTTGGGATATTGTTTTGCGCGGTGAAGCAAAAACTTGGAATGATTACAACTTCTATACTTCAAAGTTGAATTCACGGGTGAATGCAAAAGACACGTTGCCCTTTTCGAGCAAATTACTAACAGAAATGACCATAGGAAAGGTTATTGAGTACCAAAGTATGTCGAGGTCAGGTAAAGGACAATTGTGGGCAACAGGGCACTTTCAAATCATTCCATCAACTCTGAAAGCATTTTATGGCAAAGCGCGATTAAATCTTGATTCAATTTATAATGAACAAAATCAAACAAAAATTGCTGATGCCCTAATTGATGCTGAAAGCACTTTGCCGAAATATTTGAATGGTAAAATTAACGACACTGATGCAAACTTAAAAAAGGCTGCACTTGACATTGCAACGGTTTGGTCAAGCATCGGAGTACCTTACGCTCTTACAAATTACAAAGGGGTGTATCGTCCATACAATGCATCGTATTATGCAGGCGATAAGGCAAGTGTCAGCACCGAAGTCATTCAAAAAGTTTTACGTGAACAACGTGAAGCACTACAAGGCTAATCGAAATCAGTCATTATAAATATTGGGTATTCATCATCGTTACGAAGTGAACCCAACACATTGAAATCGAAATGTTCAATAGCGTCTTCAAGAGTCATACCATCGTCTTCTACCAATGTTTGAATTGCTAAGTCATAATCATAAATCAAACGATAGTGTTGCAAGTCAACACCAATAACAGCCTTGTCAAAACCATCAGCCTTGAGAAATTCTACGTCGGGATACGTCTCGATAATTTGTTCTAATTTGTTGTTCATACAGCGTAATTTGAGCGTAAAGTAAATAAAAAAAAATCAATAATTGATTAATTACATTTGTATTATGAATAAAAAACAAATTATACTCATCGCTGCAACTGCTACAGGATTATACTTAGTCCTGAGAGGTTTGAAGAAAAACAAGCCTACGGTTGGTGAGGAATTCAAAAATGCCATTGGTGATATTTTTAAGAAAAAGAAAAAGATGAATCAACGCGCGAATGCAACACGTTGCGAAACCAATCTTGAGCGTTTAGGACGTTTATTTCCGAATGATAACCAATACAATGAACAAGTAGGGCTTGCATATCAGAAACAAGGCTCTAATTTTAACACTTGGGCATCATCTGAGGCTAAACCTTGTTTTGTAGTTGGTGCAGACCAAGGAGGTCTTCAAAGCGGTGGAATCAACTTTACGGCAAATGATGATTTCTTTAACGCAAATGGCTGTAAAAAGCCTTTGAAGTCGGCATACAATAATTATATCGGCTCACAAGGACAGGCTACTTACTTTAATGCACACGGGGATATGTCATTAGACAATCTTGTAAGAGGATATAAAAGACCCTAATTATGAATTTTGAAAATTTAAAAAAGAACACAACAGCAATTATTGCAATAATTATCCTCACGTTAAGTTATGCCATATTGTTTAGCATAATTTTTTGGGATTTCCCAACGGACCAAAAAGACATTTACTTCACTATCGCAGGTGGGGTTACATCAATCGTGACTATGGTGGTGTCTTTTTATTTTGGAGCCTCTAAAAATCAAAACGAAGAAAAATGAAATTTGACCAATCAAAAATTGAAAAGACCCTAAAGAATAAAGGATATGCTTATTTTGAAAATGGGGAGTACAATCTGAATATCGTAGGTATTCGGAATTCAGACACAGGAAAACGAGTGACAAACCAATTTGATGATTGGATGACGCTTTCCTATAAAGAAAATGGAGTGTGGAAATATTTAGAATGGCCTTGCACTGTAGATAACGGTGACGGTACTGCACGTCTTGTAGAAGGACAATATCGGGGTTCATTTACAATCGGTTTGCATCAAGGTAAATACACGGCATTAAGACAATGTAAGCCGTTAAAAGTTTACCGAGATTGGAATCTAAAGGATGGCACATACGATGAAAGCAAAATTTATAATGATGTCGCGGGATTAAACATTCACAAAGCAGGGGTAGATAGTCAACAGGTTAACAATTGGAGTGAGGGGTGTCAAGTGTTTAAGAAAGCAGCAAATTTTGATGATTTTATCGAAATCGTTAAAAAATCTTCAACCTTTCACGGTTTATTTTTTACATACACCTTGATAAACAGTAATGATATAAATATTGCAAACCCACCAATAGTTTAAATTATGACAACGGCAAAAAAAGTAAGTGCTAACACCTTGCCTGTTAGTTTTGACCAATTTAGAAAAAATCCTGTGGCAGCAGTCGCATTTTGTATGCTTGCGGCAGTGGGATATCTTTATTACGATTTGAGAAATGGCTATAAAGACCAAATAGACTCTTCAAACAAAAAAATCGATAATTTGGATGTTAAAATTGACAAATTAGGAAATGCATTAAAAAAATCGGATTCTGCCCTAAGCGCAGCAATAACTGAATTGAGAATTATTAACACAATGAAAAAATTATGAAAAAGACATTAGTAATTTTTGGATTATTATTTATTTTCTTGGAAGTATTTCAACCATTAGGGGCTATCAACGCCCCTAAAACTGATGAATTAGAGACGATGCTAAAGAAAATTGAAAACAACTTGAAAAGTGCCTCACAGGTAACATCCTTGGCAAAAGCCAATGGCGAAAAGTTGGTAGCAAGTAAAGTTCAAGAAAAGAATGAATTGAAAAAAAGCGTTCAACAATTGACTGAAAAAGTTGAAATTTTCGCGGTAAAAATGACTGAAGCGGGAATAGATACTTCTACAAAAACTGAAAATTTTAGATACGAAGGTCCATTATACGAAGAGTGGCTTGAATATCAAAAAAATGGAGGTGAATCTGATTTTGAATACTACAGACTTTACAAAAAATGAAATTGATAAAATCATTTATCATTCTGTTGACGTTAACAGGATGTTCGGCAAAGTGGCACTTGAATCAAGCAATCAAGAAAAATCCCGCAATGGCGCAAATTAGCGTCTACGGGATTGATACCATTTTTGTTCGGGATAGCATCCTGATGACCGATACATTCACCACAAAAGATGTAGATACAATCACTTTAACCAAGGATGGGGTGACAACTGTTGTTTACCGTGACCACGATGTTATTCGCGTCAGAACAATTGTAAAGGCTGATACCATACGCTACACAAAGACAATTACCCTACCACCACAAATCAAATTCATTGATAGAAAAAAAGGTTACGAGAGGTATGCTCCTTATTTGGGTTTTTTACTTCTGATTCTTTTAATGATATCCATATTGAAAAATTCAAGGAGAGGTTGGTAGTGACTTTTATTAAGAATAGATAAATTTTTAGTAAATTTGTTTCATATCGCGGGGAAGTGTAGTGGTTGCATTTGTGGCTCATAACCACGAGGTAGTAGGTTCGATTCCTACCCCCGCAACAGACTTGCAATGTTGTATGCATAAAAATACAATTTAGTGTTTAGTTTCCGCAAAAATATGGCCCCTGTGGGGCCTTTTTTTGTTTAAGGGGTACAAGTACCCCATTTACCCCTTTTCCTTTCCCTGAGGGCCTCCTGTGCCCTATTA